GCTTGGCCGCCGTGTCTGACAAGCCGTTTCAACGGCCTCCTGGCGCAATAGCGTTCTGATGTCGGCTATCGGAAACCCCGCCGCCGTCCAGGCCGCAGCTGCAAAGCGCGATCAGTGGGGCCGCGAACGCTACGAACAGGGTCGCCGCGATGGCGAGGCTCAAGCCGACGCCCGTTATGCCGACCGCCTTGAAGCCGCCCGCGCGGAACACTTGCAGGAGATTGCCCGTCTCGACGAGCGGCACAAGGCAAACGACATTGAGATCCGCGGTGCAGCCTATTGGCGCGGCAAAGTGATCGGTGCTGTCGGCGGCCTTGTGGTGGGGTGTTTTCTGACTGTGCTGACCGGCGCTTTGATGTTTAACCAGAACGAACGCGCCTTGCAGGCTGGCGCTAATGTGGCCCAGGGCGGCATGACCGCGGGGCTGGCTATCGATGCTTTGCAACAAGGGGCAGAACAATGAAGATTGGCGTTGGACTTCCACCCGGCTGGTCCGTTATCGGAACCATCCTCACAGGCGCTATTCTCTGGATCGGCGCGCAGCTTCCCGCTTGGCTCGCTTGGGGCTTTACTGTCTTGACGGCCCTTGTCCCTGATGTCAGTGTGGCGCCTGTTGTTGAACCGCCGCCCCCGGTGCAATGATGGCGAAGCGCCCCGGTCTTTACGCAAACATCCACGCCAAAAAGGCCCGCATCAAAGCGGGGTCCGGCGAGAAGATGCGGAAACCCGGAGCAAAAGGCGCTCCCACCGCGAAAGCTTTTCGCGACAGCGCGAAGACGGCGAGGAAGTGATGCCAAAGCCCGCAAAAGGCAAGGCTATGGTCAAGGTCACCGCTTCTGGTAAGCGCGTGTCTTATGGCCAAGCCGGTGAAGCCAAAGGCGGTGGGCCCCGCGTGCGCCCAGGAACGAGCAAAGGCGACGCTTATTGCGCGCGCTCGATGGGGCAGATGCGTGACAATCCTAAAGCAGCCGCTGATCCGAACAGTCCGTTGCGATTAAGTCGCAAGCGCTGGAAGTGTTCGGGTGAGCGGTCGCAGCGGTAACAGAAAAGATATCAAGGGTTTTCAATGGCGCTTGGTGGAGCAAGGCCAGGGGCTGGGCGCCCAAAAGGAAAGCCGAACAAGGCAAACCTTGAGGTGCGCGAGCTTGCGCGCGTCTATGGACCTGACGCGATCGCCGAACTTGCCCGCATTGCTGGGCTGACAAAGCAACCGGGAAGCGACAACGAAGGCACCCGTGTGGCGGCGATCAAAGAACTGATCGATCGTGGGTATGGAAAGGCAACCCAGCCCATTACCGGCGAAGACGGCGGCCCCTTGGCCTTGATGGTGTTCACTGGCGTTCCGCATGCGCAAGAAGAACATTAGCCTCGCCTACTATCCCCGCGAATGGCAAGCTGACTGTCACAAGCGCAAGGCGCGTTTTCGGGTGCTGGCGCTTCACCGTCGAGCCGGGAAGACCGAGCTTGCGTTGATGGAGCTGATCGATGCGGCGCTTAAGACCACCGCAGACCTAGCTTATTACGTTTACCTCGCGCCGTTCCTCAAGCAGGCCAAGACCATCGCATGGGCGCGCTTGAAGCAGCGGCTGGGGCCGCTTCTGAACGTCAATGCGTTGACGGTTAACGAGAGCGAGCTAAGCATTAAACTGGCTCACAATGGCGCCGTGATCCGCATTTTTGGCGGCGACAACCCAGACGCTTTGAGGGGCGTGCGCCTTGATGGCGTGGTCATTGATGAAGTCGCCCAGATCAAGCCCGAAGTCTGGCAGGACATTATCCAACCCGCGTTGTCTGACCGCAAAGGCTGGGCGTTGTTCATCGGTACGCCTTCGGGCGTCAACCTCTTCAGCGAGCTGTTCTTTCGCGCTAAGACCTTGCCTGATTGGTCCTCGGCGCTCTACACGGTTTACGACACCGACGCCCTTGATACCGATGAGATCGCACGCTTGCGTCGGGATATGAGCGAGACAAGCTTCAGCCGCGAGTATCTGTGCGACTTTAGCGCGGCTGGCGAGGATCAGCTGATCTCCCTGTCTGATGTTCATGCCGCAACCCAGCGGCACTACGCGATCACGGAATATCAATGGGCGCCGCGCATCCTTGGTGTTGACCCCGCGCGCTTTGGCGATGATCGATCAGTCATCTTCCCGCGTCAGGGGCTTGTGGCGTTCCCGCCTATCGTCCTGCGTGGCGTGAACAATATGGACCTGGCCTCGCGTGTTGCGGCCAAGATCGCCGAGTGGCAACCCGACGCGGTGTTCGTGGACGCAGGCAATGGCTCTGGCGTGATCGATCGCCTGCGTCAGCTTAAGTATGAGGTTACCGAAGTCTGGTTCGGCGGACGCCCCATCGACGAGGCGTACAAGGATAAGCGCACCGAGATGTGGTGCGGGCTGGCCGAATGGATCAAACTGGGCGGCGCGATCCCTGATGACGTGGCCCTCAAGCAAGACTTGGCCGCGCCGACCTACGCTTTTACGCAGACCGGCAAGCGCGTGCTGGAGAGCAAGGATGACCTCAAAGCCCGCGGGCTTCCCTCACCCGACCTTGGCGACGCTTTGGCCCTGACCTTTGCCGCACCCGTTGCAGCCAAAACCCGCTTTGAGCGCCAGCGCGATGAGTTGGCCCGGCCCCGATCGCGTGGTGAGTACAACCCTTTGGATATGGTCTGATGGCGATCCCGCGTGAGATTGTGGCTAGCGAATGGATTGATCGCGCCTGGCCGCTGCTTGAAGAGCACTATGCCGAGCTGGCCACCGTGCCGGACATCATGTTGCTCAAGCCTGACGTCGAGCGCTACCAAACGCTTGAAGCGGCGGGAAACCTCTTTGCGATTGGCATGTTTGACATCCATGGCGATGGCGCCGAAACCCTGGTTGGCTACAGTGTTAACATTGTGTGCACCAACCTGCACTATGGCGACTTGCTAATGTGCCAGAATGACTTGCTCTTTGTGCGCAAGTCACACCGGCGCGGCATGACCGGCATGCGGCTGATTACGGCGACCGAGCGCGCCGCCAAAGAGCGAGGTGTCAAGATGATGCTATGGCACGCTAAGCCGGGGACAACCCTTGATCGGATGCTGCCGAGGCTTGGATATGGCATTCAAGACGTCATCTATTCGCAGGTGCTGTGATGGCTTTAACCGCTGCTATTGCCTCAGTTGCCGCATCTGGCGCAAGCGTTTACCAAGGCCAGAAGGCCCAGAAGGCCCAACGCCGCGCCGCTAACCAAGCAACGATGCAAGCCGAGATGCAACAACGCCAGGCCGAACGCGAGTTCAACCGCGCCAACCAGAAGCGCCCCAACATTGCAGCGTTGGCCGCACGCAATCGCGCCATGAGCGGCGGTGGAGTTGGCGGCACATTCCTTACCGGCACAATGGGTGCGCCTACATCGAGCGGCATGTTGGGCCGCACAAGCTTGCTAGGATCATGATCCCCAAAACCGACATGCTGCGCCGCTGGACGGCGCTCCAGACCGAGCGGTCTAGCTGGATCGCCCACTGGCGCGAGCTGTCGGACTATCTGCTTCCTCGCTCGACGCGGTTCTACAAGAGCGACAGAAATAAAGGCACGAAGAAGCACAACGCCATCTTTGACAGCACGGCTTCACGCTCCCTGCGCATCCTGTCAGCCGGCATGATGAGCGGCATGACCTCGCCTGCGCGGCCATGGTTTCGCTTGGCTTTGCCCGATGAAGACCTGATGGATTATGCGCCGGTCAAGTCATGGCTGGCCGAAACGCAAGGGCGCATGCTGAACGTGTTCGCTCGCAGCAACACCTACCTCATGCTCCATGCCTGCTACGAAGAGCTTGGTGCGTTTGGCACGAGCGCTTCTGTCATCATGGATGATTATGACGCCCTCATCCACCATTACCAAAGCCCCGTTGGCGAGTTCGCTTTGGCCACGGACTATCGCGGAAACGTCAACACGATTTACCGCGAGTTTGAGAAGACCGTTGCCGAGTTGGTTGCAGAGTTTGGGTATGACCAGTGCTCGCGCACGACTCAAGCGCTTTACAACTCAGGCAATCTTGATGCGTGGGTGCCGATCATCCACGGCATTGAGCCCCGCAGCGATCGCGATGCACGCAAGGCCGATGGCAAGAACAAGCCATGGCGCAGCGTCTACTTTGAGCCTGGCCGCGAGGACGCAGGCGACAAGGTGTTGCGCGAAAGCGGTTATGATCGCTTTCCGGGCCTCGCTCCGCGCTGGCACAAAATGCCCGGCGATGTGTACGGCAACAGCCCCGGCATGGAAGCCCTTGGCGACATCAAGCAGCTCCAGCACGAGCAGCTGCGCAAGGCCAACGCTATCGACTACCAAACCAAGCCGCCGCTGCAGGTGCCCGCTGGCATGAAGGGTCGCGACCTGGATTACCTGCCTGGCGGCGTGACCTATGTTGATGCGCCCGGCGCGCAAAACGCGGTGTCCACGCTGTTCAATGTGCAGCTGGATCTCCAGCATTTGCTTTTCGACATCCAAGACGTGCGCGAGCGCATCCGTGGCGCGTTTTACGCCGATCTCTTCCTCATGCTGGCGTCGACCGTTCCAGGCCGCATGACGGCGACTGAGGTGGCCGAGCGGCACGAAGAGAAGCTTCTCATGCTTGGCCCCGTGCTTGAGCGCTTACACAACGAGCTACTCAAGCCCCTGATCGACGAAACCTTCACCCGCATGGTGCAGGCAAACCTTGTGCCGCCACCGCCTGAAGCGTTGCAGGGCGTAGAGCTTGACGTGGAGTTCGTCAGCATGCTCGCCCAAGCGCAGCGGGCGATTGGCGTTAATGGCGTTGACCGCTTTGTTGGCGCTCTCGGCGCGGTAGCCCAGATGCGTCCTGAGGTGATCGACAAGATTGACGTGGACAAGTGGGCTGACAGCTACAGCGACATGCTTGGCGTCGATCCTGACATTATCGTCGCATCCGAGAACGTGGCTATCATCCGCCAGCAACGCGCCCAGGCCCAAGCCCAAGCCCAACAGATGCAGGCCGCGCAGATGCAGGCTGATGCAGCTGCCAAGCTTGGCACGGTCAAGACCGACGAAAAGAACGCCGCTACCGATCTCATCAACCTTTTTAGCGGCTATGGAGGAACCTAACATGCCTGGAATGAAACCCTACGGAGCCAAGCCCGCTGGCAAAGGCGGCAAGATGACCCCGCCGCGCACGCCCCGTCGCCCCGCGCCATCTCGCAAAGGGAAATAAACCATGGGTGCGCCCGTCGTTTCACAAGCCCTTGAAGTCCGCACCGCCACGATTGCCAACGGCGCGAGCCTGTCGGACGCTGTGGATCTTGGCGGGCGCAAGTTGGTTGCCATCGACATGCCTTCAAGCTGGACTGCTGCTTCGCTGACCTTCCAAGCCAGCGTGGATGGCGTCACCTATGACGACCTGTATGATGGCGCGACTGAACGTGCGTTGACAGTCGCCGCTTCTCGCTACTTGGCGCAAGCCATTGGCGATTGGGTAGGCGTGCGGTTCCTGCGCATTCGCTCTGGCACAGCCGGTACGCCGGTCAATCAGGGCGGCGCGCGAACGATCACTTTGGTGGTGCAGCCGTGAGCATCTTGGCGCTTTGGCTTAAGCGAGGCTTTATTGGGGAACGGGCAAGCCCTGGCGGGTCCGTGGCCGAAGAGGTTGTAGCGCGTACTGGCGTGGTAATTGTAGCCCGTGATGGCTCAACGATTGTGGGGCGTGACCTATGAGCACTATGCCAATTTATGCGCTTGTCGATACGTGGAACGCCTCTGGCACCACGTTCACCGCCATCAAAATGGACGTCACCGACACCGCGTCAGCCGCGGGCAGC